ATGGCGACCAAGCGATTAAGACCCTCCGGAACGTGGGAATACATCATCCGACGTTCGAAGCTTCTCCCAAAGCCACTTTCCCTGACGTTCCAAACAGAGGAGGAGGGCGACGCGTACGTCGCTCGACTCGAGCAGCTGCTCGACGCCGGCATCGTGCCCGCAGATGTTGTCGAGCAGCGCGAAATGATCTCGACGACGCTGGACGCCATTCGCGAGTATCTGCGTCGAGTGTCCGTGCCTGACTCCGACGCCCAGGTGTTAAACACGCTGCTCGGCCGGCTGCCATCGAAAGCGCTCACGACCGTGGACTATGAATGGGCCGAGCGGTGGGTGACGGGGATGAAGCGCGAGCATCATCTATCACCGTCGACGATTCGCCACAATGTCGGGGCGCTCGCTCGCTGTTTCGATTGGGTGGTCAAGTCCGGCACGCCAATGCTCGCGGTCAACCCGTTGCGATTGCTGCCGAAGCGCTATGCGACCTATACGGACGAGGATCGGGTCGCGGTTGAGGCGCAGGACGTCGCGGCGAAGGAAGATGTGCATCGCGATCGACGACCGAGCGCGGCCGAGGAGGCTGAGATCCGGCGCATCATGGCGGGTGGAAAGCCCGAGGGTCGTGAGCGGGCCTTCGAGCTACCGTATCGGCCGGCGCTGGTGTTCATGTTCGAGCTGGCGATCGAGTCGGGGATGCGGATGCGCGAAATGTATACACTGGATGTCGTGCAGTTCGACGTCGGCCGCCGGACGGCCATGCTCGAGCGGACAAAGAACGGGAGCAAGCGCGCAGTGCCGCTTACGACGATTGCGATTGGTGCGTTCGAGCGCTATGTCGCGGCCGTGACCGGTCAAGACCCGGAAATGTGCGGGTTCTCATTTGACGGTGGCAGGCTCTTCCCATGGATCGACGAGATCGAGGCTGGGATGCGAGCGAAGAATATGCCGCTCCTGAAGCGGAAGGTTCTTGAGCGCGTCACGGTGCGGCTGTCGGGCCAGTTCGGCAGGATATTCGATGCGGCCGGTTGCCCGGATCTGGTGTTCCATGACCTGCGGCATGAAGCGACGTCGCGGCTGTACGAGCGGACGACCTTGAGCGACATCCAGATCGCGAAGATCACGGGCCATAGCGACCCGAAGGTGTTGATGCGTTATGCGAACCTGCGGGGGAGTGACCTGGCCGAGCGGCTCTGGTAGGGCGCTCGTAGATACAAAAAAACCGCCCAATGAGGGCGGTTTGTCACTTCTTTCTGCCGCGACCGACCCGATAGCCGGTGCGGTGTATCCAAAATTTCTTGTGTGGACGCTTTAGCGGTTGCGGCCGCTCACGTTCATCGAGGCGAATGCCTTTCGCGCGGAGTCGGAGATCCGTTTTTTCCCGCGCTTGAGCACTGCGACTTCGGATTTCCTCAGCAGAACGGAACCCGATGAGGTACTGCGCTTCGTCGCACGTGAGCGCGCCTGGCTCGATGTTGAAAATTTCGCGGATGTCATTGCCAAACCTCTCTTCCAGTAGTGCAACAGTTTTCTGGAGTGGATACAGTTTACCAGACCGGCTAGCGTTGACGAGAACGATCGCTGCTACGGGATTCCCACCGCCCCGACGGATGAAGTCGGACAGGTCACACAGTGTGCCACCGAGCGTGGTCACGTCATCCACCAGAACGTAATTCGCGCCACGCACAATTTTGCCGTGAAACGATGGGCGTGCATTTAGCCGCTCCATCGGATCAGCACCCGTGTGGTACACCTTCGTTGTTTGGACGATGTCTTCATCCAACTCGCCGCCGATAAGGGTCAGCATTGCGGCGATCACTTGGGGGATCGCGTTGTCTCCTGAAGCCTCGCGGGCATGTGGCGCGACGACGATGAAGTCCTTGGGAACCTTGCCGTTATCAATGCATTCGGCGAGTTGATTGCAAAGCGGAAGTGCCAGATCGACGATGAGCTGGATGGCGGCGTCCTCGTTGCCTGCTTTAGCTTCGGCGTAGCGCTTATGCTGCTTCAGCTCCTTGTCTGATTGGAACAAATACAATGGTTCCAGTATTTCGGGGGGAAAGCCGAGTTCCCGCCGAGGGGCAGGAGTCGGCACCGCTTGTCCGGCGACGGAGGTTTTGGGTGGCAAGGTGCGCTCGTCTTCGCGCATGCCGCTTGCAATTCGGCTGACCATGCGCGGCAGTATATCCCGTCGTGCATCTGCCAAGATCCGATCGGAGGGGCCGCTCTACCAAGGAGTAATGGGGCGAGCGGCTGGCCTCATGCGGCTTGCGACCTGGTTGCATGTGAGGGAAGGTCGGGAAGGTGGGGCAGCGCGCGTGCTGTGCGGCCCGGTTTACGCGCAGGCGGCGGCTGCAGCTGACGTTGGATCGCGGCCTGCGCGCGGCGGTCCGTGTCCGCGTGATTGTGTGTTGTGCGTCCCTCGAGGCGCTCGAGCGTCTGCTGTTGCGCCTGCTCGCGCAGGAACGCGACGACGTCGTCCTCGAGGAACACCCAAGCTCGGCCGATGCGAGCGCCGACGATGTCGCCTTGCTGGGCCAGTTTCATCGCCGTGGTTCGGTCGATCTTCAGGAAATCGGCGCACTCTTGTAGATCAAACGTCCTCACGTCCTGCCTCCTTGCGCTGCGGTGACGCGGTCGAGGCGCTCGAGGTCGGCGATGATCAGCGCCGCTGCCTTCACGAGATCTCGGCGTGGTGTGGTTGATTTGAACCAACATCCTGCCCATGAGGACGGCCAGTAGTAAGCGGCGGTATCGAGATCCCATCCGGCAGATGCGAGCGCGTACGCGACGGCAGCTTCCGAAAGCTGGCCTGCGTTGTACTGGTCGTCGTCGCTCGGCATCCGTCCTTCCTGCTCGATCTGCCTGTGGCGCTCCGAGAGCACGTCGCGGGTCGCAGCTGTCAATTCGGACTGCGGGTGACCCAGATGGGCCATGAGAAGCGACTCGAGTGCCGCGACATGTGGCTCACCCGCAGGGTGGCCCGCACACGCCCCGAGCGCGAATTCAAGCGCGGCCCGCTGCGCGTCCGTCGTGTTGAGCTTTGTTCTATCGGTCATGGGGGTTTTCCTCGGTAGCGTATGGCAGGGCGCGGGCCAGTTGCATCAAGCCAGTCTCAAGCGTGATGCCGGCGGTTGCTGCCCAGGTGCGCGCATCCTGCGCCGCCTTGTGGCGAGCGAATGAACCGATCTCGTCGGCCATCAGGTCCAGTAGCTCGACGTCGGCCGCGTGCGAGATTTCGGTGATTAGCGAGTGGATCTGGATGCGAAGGGCGTCGAGCCGTGCGAGCCTGCCTTGGCGGATTTCCGCCAAGGCTTCGTTCTTCTGGATAGGTTTGCGCCGCGCGAGCGGCGCTTCGTCTTTCTGGATCGGTTTTGTGGGCGTCAGCCCGCTGCTGTCCGACTGCATCGAAGTGCCGTTGACGCTTGCGAGCGCGATAGCCGGGCGCTTCTTCGCGTATTCCCGCTTTCGCGGCAGCGGACGTGGGGTAGAAAGGGCCGCGTGCGGGGTCATTGAGCGCTCCCCGTGCGCGAATGCCGTGCGCGTTCGGCCTCGATAGGGAACGGCCATGCGGCCTCGGGTGGCAGCGGCGTGCATTCTGCCACCTTCTCGTCGCCGATTTCGCGACCGTCGTTTCGGTGGCTCATGTCATCGGTCCAGTCCGGATCGGGCATCGCGAGCAGCTGGTCGCGCCACTTTTGCCAGACGCGATACTCTTTCGAGTCCCGATACTCACTTTCGAACAGACGGCTGATTGCGGCGGTCGCAGTTCCGATTGCTTGCCCACGCGTTGGCAGTGCGTGCGAGAGCGTGTCGATTGAAGGCAGGCTGGAGTAGCAGCCCGTGCCTGCGTGCACTGCGATGCTGAAGATCCACTTCCCCGCCTTCGGTTGGGCAAGGCGAATTTCGGCGACGGGCTGTCCGCCTCGCTTGAGGGCGGGCGCATTGATCGACTCGCAGTCAGGGAACACACCGTGTTCGTTCGGTGTGTCTAACGGATACGTGCGCGGCCCGGTCGGCTTCGCGTCGAGCAGGTCGGTAAGCGGCATCAGTGCCGTGTGAACGGCGTCGATCGTCGCGGGTGCCAGCTTGCCGAAACCATTGTCGTGCAACACCGCCTGCAGGGCCTGCAAAAGTTGCTTTGCGCGCGGCTCGCTGATCTTGGTGAACGCGGTCGTGAGCGGGGACGTTTTCGATGGCGCCTGTGCCTCGCCGGGGGCGTCCGCGCCCGGCGACGGCGCGGGTGCTGCGTCGAGGTGTTTCTTCGTCACGCGGGCCTTGCCGGACGCAGCGGCCTTCGCCGCGCCTTTTTGCAGCCGGTCGAGTGCCTTGTCTACCCCGTGTTCGCGGATCTGCTCAATCGCGAGTGTGCCGGCGACCGCGCCGGCGCGAACCATCTGATGCAGTTCGACCGGTGCGCGTTCGAGCAGGCCGACGTCGCGAATCGTCTGGTCGGTGACGTTAAGGCGTTCGCAGATCGCTGCGAGAGTCATGCCGTGAATGTCGCGCAGCTCGGCAACGGCTGCGGCCAGCTCAAGCGGCGACGACCGCTTGCTATCGTTGCTGAGATAGCCGTCGATCACCATTTCAGCGCGGTTGACAGTATCTGCGGCACGGACGACGACAGGAATCTTGCCCAGGTTTTTTCCGGTTTTGATGACGTGTCCAGCCGCGAGATAGCGGTGTTGCCCCTTGTAAACGTAGAGAAGATCCTTACCGTCGACCTTCCGGGCGTAGCAATGGAGCGGGGAGCCCTTGTCGTATCCGTTCGCTCGCATCAGCGCCGCAAGATGTGCCACCCATTCGGTGTCGACCGGACGGATGTTGTCCGCCGGGTCATAGTGAAGTTGCTCGTAGGGGACCATCCACAGATCCGCCGACGTTGCGCCGGCAGCGGCCGCTGCGGCCTTCGTGTTGCCGGTCGGGATCGGCGCGGTCAGGTCGAGCTGTTGTGTGCGGTCGTCCATCATGCGGTCCTCCGGCGTTGAACGAGCAGTTCGAGGCGAGCGACTTCGAGGTCGATGCTCTGGCGGAACAGGCGCAGATAGCGCAATGCCTGCGCGGCGGAATCCTGGAGCGAGTCGGCCGTGACCTCGAGCGGGTACAGGTGCGGGAAGGAGACGGCGACGTGGCTCCCTTGGTTGCGTGTGACGATCGGATGGAACGCGGGCCGTGTGTGCATCGAGCCGGCGGCGACGGCCGCGGACGCTGCACGTCGGGGCTTGAACGTGTCGTCAGCATCACTTGAGTACGTGCCATCTGCTTGCTTGCACGGGATCGGAAGCGGCGGGGCGGCATCGGATCCTGGTAGCCAGTAGACGAAGCGCAGATCATGCGGGCGCGGCTGGCGGCGAAGCAGTCCTCCGCGCGCGAGCTTGTCAATGTGCTGTGCTGCGACGCTCGCCATGTCAGGGAAGTGGGCCTTGCATACCTCCTCGGACGTCATCGCACGGGTCAGGCGGCGGAACACGTCGACTATGCGAATGGTGAGGTCTGCGCGCTGGCCGACCGTCATGTCCACGAACGGACTGAACGACTGTGCGTTGTGTGCCGGTGCTGGCGTCATGCTGCCTCCCGGATCGTGAATGCGCGCGGCTTCTTTGCCTTGGCGATCGCATCGGATGCAGCGACGCCGGCTGCGCGTTTCGTGCTGCGCAGGCGGTTGATGGCTGTTGCGCAGTCGGCCTCGCTCGGAATCGAGATTTGCTTGTGTGCAATCTCGCTTCCGTCGAGGATCAGGTACTCCGTGTGCAGGCTGTCGGTCAGGGGGCGACGAGCGACGACGTACTTGCCGATCAGAATCGGCGTTGTCGGGCGCTCTCCCTTCGGGTCGTAACGAACGATGGTTCGCAGCGCCAGAGTGTCGCGACGCTCGACGTCGAAAAGAGGCTCGGCTTTTACTTTGATTCGCGGCATGGCAGGTCTCCATGACGCCGGGGCCTCTCGCCCCGGCTGGGTCGGGGCGGCTTAGGTTGTGACGCGGTAGGCGGTCGGTGGCTCGTCGACCGGACCGTCTTGGAACACGTTGACGGCAATGAACAGCAGGGCCGCGATGAGGGTCCAGCGGAAGATTGCCGACGTCTCAAAGTTGCTTTGGCGAGCCGGCTCGGATGGCGTGACGCGGGGAGTTTGTTCGTCGCGGAGCCAGTCCTGACGGGCTTCCGCGTGCAGATCGGTCGATTCCATGGAGGTTCTCCGGTTGAGCGTCGGGTGACGCGACAGCCGGAGTATCCATTAAAGGAAAATACACTGTCAATCCATTAATGGATAAGTGTGCACAAAAAATCCCCGCCGGGTTGGTGGCGGGGAGGGTGTTAGCGCCTTGGTGGTTTGGTCAGCAAGAGTGCGGAGGCCTGAGCGGCGAGCACCAGCACGACGTCGAGCCATGCGGTGGAATTGAGGTAGGACGCAAGGGAGAAGCCGGTGGCGGTAAGGATAAGAAGACTAACGCCGCCGCGCTGTCGGTTCGCGGGCGTTTGGTAATGCGGCTTGCTTGCCTCGATGCGCCTGGCGAGCTGGTGTACTCCGGCCAATACTTCGTCGGCGGTATCGGGATCCACGCCCTTGGCGGAGATCGAGACGGTGCCGTCCTCCCTGAGGAAGACGGACGCAGCGGCAACTGCTGGGTGCTCGTTGTGACGGTCAATTAAGCCATTCAAGAAGGCGCGAATGGCGTTGTGGCGCGCGCGTCTGCGTATTGTGGGTAATGCGTAGACGTTGTTAGGTGCGCGTTTGGGGCCCTCGGCTGCGTTTGTTCTGATTTTGCTGGTCATCATCGCTCAACAGTTCATTTGATAATGGTCGTTGAGCGGCGGTCTTGGCCCGTCGCCGGGAGTTGGCCGTAGGTGGAATGGATTCTTCGATAGAGGTCGAGCCGTCGTCGTCGCGAGTCGAAACGTCGGCTTGGCTCAAGACGAATTCGATATATCGCTCAATCGCCTTCTTGTCTGCGTCGGCGAGGCGGGCGAAGCGCACGCGATCATAGTGAATAACGGCCGCGTCGTTCTCTTCGTCGGTCAGGAGTTCCGTGGGTGAAACGCCGATAGCTTGTGCCAGCGACTCCACGACGCGCATCTGAGTGTCGACTTTCGCGGACAGCACTCGATTCACGGAGCTTTGAGAGATACCGGCTCGCTTCGCAACCTTTTCTTGGCGGTCTACGTGCTCGTAGCGATCCATGTACCAGCGTAGCTTGCGGGCCAAGATGATACGGAGGTCTGACTTGGTTGGCGGCGTTTTCATGCCGTTATCTTGCCGAATATGGATACCCATTAGCGGATTGTTTCGTGTGTGATGGCATTGTCATGAAATCCATAAATGGATAAACTTGCTCCGTCTATTTCTCGGAGAAGTCCATGCGGATTGAAAGCGAGCCAATCTTGTCTGTCGTCCTTCGCCAGCTTGACGCGGCAAAGGGCGACTGGCCCGAAATCGCGCGGCAAAGCGGTGTCCCGTATCAGACGCTCACGAAGATTGCTGGTCGTCTAGTCGCTGATCCGCGTATCTCAACCGTGCAGGCGCTTCTCAACTGTCTCCAGTGGCGCGCGACCACCGAAGGTGCTCCCGATGCTACTTCGGCAAACGACGAGTGAGCGTGTCTACCGTTCCTTCGCATCGTATGCCGCCGTCGGCCAGTGCGACAGCATGAAATTACCTTGCTCCCAATCACCCGATATGACCTGCCGATACGACAGCACTGAATGGTTGGATGTGCTTTACACATCCATTCGAAACACGCCCGGCGGAGTTGCCGACGCGGCGAACCATCTGACCGTTCGGCGCGGAAAGAACATCACGGCCGAGTCGCTGCGTCTGCGGTTGCGCGGCGTCGGCGACAGTCGCCTGTCGATGGAAATGTTCGAACTGCTCGTCGAGTGGATGCAGGAGAAATCCGAGGCAAATGCGCACGCGCTAGATGCGCTGCATGCGTTGAATGCGCGTTTCGGCCTGGTCGCTGAACACCTCGATGAGCAAGCGACCGAGGATGCACTCGAGCCGGGTGCGATGCGTCTCGTCTCGACGGCGTTGCACCTGCAGGCCCATGTCGGACGCGTGGCTGACGACGTGACGCGTGCGCTCGAGGATCAACGTATCGACGACCGCAAGGCCGAGGAGATCATCGCGACAGGGCGCAAGGGGCAGCGCCTGTTTCAGCGGCTGATTCATGCCGCTCGGAACCTCGCGAAGCGTCGGCGGCGCTGATATGGAGCGATTCAAGCCCAGCATGGGTTGTTGTCGCGTAGCGCGTGAGCAGGTCGAGTTGTGCTGCGGGTATGGGGACCAGCTGGCGTGCGCTACATCGGCGCTCGCGTATCGATTCGACACTGCGCCGGATCACGTCGGCCGTCTCCTCTCTGACCTCCTGTCGACCTTTCCTGATCGCCTTGCCGTGTTCCTCGCGGAAGCAGAGCGGGTCGGCAGCGTTGAGGTCTTCGTCGGGATTGCGGCTCGTTCGTGTGCGGCGCTACCCACCAAGGCGGAACGCCATGCGTTCCGCGACCAGATCGTCGGCAGGCTTTGCCCGGCCGACCTTTCCGCGTTCGACGACCAAATGTCCGCTGAGTGGCGTCGGCTGCGCGGCAAATAACCGGAGACCAAAGTGACTTTGCAGAGCGTCAGCAGCGGCCTGCGCCGCCGGCATTCATTGCCGCAACGCAAGACGATCGGAACCGACGTGTACAGCGCTGGCCGCAAGGCGTGGCGCTCAACTCTTCATCAACGTGAACTGGAAAGGAGAATTGCTGAATGTCGTCGCTAGACCAGATCCGCGCGCAGCTCGCGGCAGCAGACCATCCGTTGCCGGCCGGTCACCCAATCGCGGACGGCAAGCATCATCGGTATGGTCCGCGCAAGAAGTACTGGTATCAACTACGCGAGGTCGTGAGCAACGGGGCGGTGATCGGGTACTCGGGCACGTTCGGACATTTCTCCGGCGACGATCCGGGCACTGAGCGTTTCCGTTGGGATGGTGCGCCATTGAGCGACGAGGTGCTGGCGGAAACACGCCGTCGACAGGAAGCGGTCGAGCGCGAGCAGGCCGAGCGTGAAGCACGACAGGCGAAGCTCGCAGCAAACCGTGCACACGATCAATGGGGCCGCGCGGACGAGCGCGGTTCATCCGTGTACCTGGACCGCAAGAAGATCACGCCCGAGGGCGTCCGATTCGAGGAAGACGGCACGATGCTCGTGCCAATGTTCCTGTATGGCGACGACGAGCCGCGTCTGGTCGGTCTGCAAAAGATCACGCCGGACGGCGCGAAGCGCTTCAACAAGGGCATGCAGAAGAAGGGCGCAGCGCACCTGCTCGGCAACATTGAAGCAGACGACAAGATGGTGCTGGTCGCGGAAGGTTACGCGACCGCCCGATCGATCCGCATGGCGACGCGTTGTGCATTCGCGCTGTCTGTGTGCTTCGATGCGGGCGGTATTCTGTCGGCCGTGCAGTACCTGCGCGGGGCGCATCCAGACGTGCACATCCTCGTGTGTGCTGACGACGATTGGAAGACCGAGCAGCGCATGCGCGACTGGCTCGCCGAGGAATTCTCATTCAAGGGCGAACTGGTCTACGAAGCGTCGCCGATCAGGATCGAGGCGAAGAACACGTGGTACATGGTCGCCGCGTACAAGCGCGTCGACGAGAACGGCGTCGCGTACGTCGAGGTGACGTATGGCAACGACGTGATGCCGCAGCGTCGGAAGCGATTCGAGAACACGGGCCTGAAACGAGCGCACGAAGCGGCAGCCGCGGTCGACGGTGTCAGCGTTGTGCATCCTGCGTTCGCGAATCGCGGAGAGCGCAAGCTGACCGACTTCAACGATCTGCACGTCGAGGAGGGGATCGACGCCGTCGAACGACAGATCCAGTCGGCAGTCTTGGCCGTTCTCGCGCCAGCGAACGACGAGATTCGGCCGGCCGCGATCGAGGTTCCAGCTGAGCGGCCCGCGCCGGCCGCGACGTTCGCTGCCGCCGGGGATGCGGACTGGGATGGCCGCGAAGCGGAAAACGGCGCCCACACGTGGGAATACGATCTCGTACGTACAGAGAAGGGCACGCTGCTGCCAACGCTCGGCAATGTTCACTTGATCCTGTCGAATCACAAGGCATGGAAGGGCGTCATCGCGCAGGACGACTTCGCGGGCCGTGTCGTCAAGCGTAAAGCGCCGCCATTTCCGCAGGGCGAGGCGGGCGAATGGACGGACATGGACGACTACCGTTGCACACTCTGGTTGTCGCAAACGTACGGGATGAACTCGGTGCGGTCGGACATCGTCATGAGCGCGGTGTTGCTGGTTGCCGACGCGACCCACTTCCACGACGTGCGTGAGTATCTGAACGGTCTCGAATGGGATGGCGTCGAGCGCGTGCGCGCGATGCCGTCGACGTACCTGCACGTCGACGACAGCGAGTATGTGCAGCTCGCCTTCATGAAGTGGATGATCGCGGCCGTCGCGCGCGTCGTCGAGCCGGGCTGCAAGGTCGACAACGTGCTGATCCTCGAAGGCCGGCAGGGCTGGCGGAAATCGACGGCGCTGAAGGTCCTCGCCGGCAAACAGTGGTTCACCGACACGCCGATCCAGATCGGCAACAAAGACACCTACGCGGTCATGGCCGGGAAGTGGATCATCGAGCTGGCCGAGCTGGACTCGCTCAACAAGACCGACTCGTCGGCCGCCAAGAGCTTCTTCGCGACCGAGACGGACCGATTCCGAAACTTCTACGGCAAGCGTGCGACGGACGTCCATCGTCAGTGTGTGTTCGCCGGCTCGGTCAACTTCGATGCGTACCTCAAGGATGAGTCAGGCAACCGGCGTTACTGGCCGTTGCGCTGCGGCGGGCTGGTCGATATCGACGGCATCGCGCGCGTGCGAGATCAGCTCTGGGCCGAGGCAGTGCACCTGTATCGCGAGGGTGTCGTGTGGCACGTGACCGAGGCCGAGCGCCCGCTGTTCGAGGTCGAGCAGGCTGAGCGCTACGAAGGCGACGTGTACGAGGACGTGATCGGGAAGCAGCTCGAGTACGAGCACCGGACGACGATGGAGGTGATCCTGCGCGATGTCCTGAAGCTCGACTCATCGAAATGGACGCTGCCCGAGCAGCGCCGCATCGGGAAGGCATTGAAGTCGCTCGGTTGGGTGCGCAAGCGCGAGTCGACGGGATCGCGCGGCTGGTTCTACGTTCGTGACGAACACGAACCGGAACGCGTTCTGGAGGCGGTGGTCGCGGGTGACGACGATAGCCCGCTTTGATGGCGTGGCGCGCTGTGTCGGCATGTTCGGCGCGCTGCTGCGCCAGCTTTGGCGCGCTGTGGACGTCCCAATGTCCCAACGTCCCAAGGCTCGACTTCGTGTGCGGGTGCGAGCGCGCGACATGCGCGACGTGAGCGGCGCATGTCGCAGGCGCGCGCGCCCCTGCAAGCCTTTTCCCTTGGGACATTGGGACGTTAGGACGTATAGGAGAGAGTCATGATCGATTTGATGGAGCGGGCAGGGGTCGCGATGAGCGTGCGTGGTCAGTTCACCGACCCGATTGCCGATCCGAAAGTTACTTTGGGCGCACTCGCCTTTGCGAATGATCTCGGGCGATTGTTGGTCCGGATCAAGGCGGGGCAGGACGCGACGCCTGCGACGATTCGCCGAGCCACGCTGCTGTTTGCTCAAATGATCCGATTGTCGGGCCGTTTTAAGCGGAATCGATTCACGGGCCTGAACCGTGACGAACGTCGTGATCAGCGCGCAGGATATGAAGTCGAGCGCGCGAAGGTCGATATCGTCGAGCGCTTCGCGTTGCGCTTGCTCGACGAGTGGATCAACGACCAATGCGTGCGTTGCGAAGGGCGAGGCGTCGTGCGCCGGGACGGCCGATATATCTGTCCCGATTGCTCTGGTTCGGGTAAGCGTCCGATTGACGAAGCGGCACGCGCGCAGGCGCTCGGCATCCCGCTTGTCGAATATCGACGCCACTGGTCACGGCGTTTCCACGACATGCACGCAATGCTTGATCACGTGAATGGATCGGTGTCCGACACAATGCGCCGGCAATTGCGAGAATGAAAAATCTTTCATTCCAAGAGCGGATCGCTTAAACTGCGCACATCCATGACCGCGTCACTGGATATTCGCTGGCACCGCGCGTTAGTCGTGCAAACCTCTCGGGACATAAGAATAAACAGTGGAGCCCGTTAGGTCGTGTGGGGGCGTTCGCCCCTACGAAATGAATTCCAAAGCCCTGAGTGCGAAAGCCCTCGGGGCTTTTTGCATTGGGGCGCAGAAATGCGAAGCGAGTCGGCTGTCGGACCAAGCGAAATCTGGTCGATGTGGGACGAAGACCGAAGCATGGGGCGCGCTACTGCGCGGTGCTTCGTGTTTGACGATGCGATGGACCGCATCGTATGGGCGATGGATCGTGCGGGCGACTGCGCGATCGCGGATCTCGTGGCTGGCGTCGGCCTGCCTGTTTTTTGAGCAGGCGGGGACCCTACGGGCGGGCCAGCACGCGGGGGCTCGCACCCGCGAGTTTTCGCTAGTCAACGAATCTCGAAGTTACTCAACGGTCAACACGCATTTTGTTGACCACTTCTGTTGAATCCTGTTTACCGCGTTTACCTGTATGAGCGAAGCCCTCGGACAATTCGTGAAGAAGGCCGACTACGCGCGCATGCACGGTTGGCATCGCTCATACGTGAGCAAACTGCAGCGTGAAGGTCGTGTCGTTCTGTCGAGTGACGGAAAGCTAGTGGACTGGGCCGCGAGCGATGCGCTCATCGGCGACACGTCGGATCCGAGCAAGCTTGGCGTTGCGGAGCGATGGTCAGAGCATCGGCAAGACCGCGATGTCCGAGTCGAGCTGCATCCTAGGACCGCGACGACGACCAGCGCTCACGACGAGCCGAACGGATCGTCGTCCGGCAATGCGCGTGGCTTTCATTACTGGCGTGAGCAGCGCGAAATGGAGCTGGCGCTCGCCGCAAAGCGTGAACGTCAGAAGCTCGAAGGCGAACTGGTTGACGCGCGCGGCGTTCGTCATGCCAACGAGCAGGTGGCTCGGCGCGTGCGCGATCACCTGCTGGCGCTGCCCGCGCGGATTCACTTGCAGGTTGCGGCCGAATCCGACCCGATGAAGGTGATGCATATGCTGGACAACGAAATTCGAGATTGCCTGCAGCAGCTGGTGACGTCGATTCCGTCGACAACCGACACGGTGCAGTAATGGGCGGGCTGGATCCATGGACCCTTGCCGCTGACGCTTGGCGGGTGGGGTTGGCGCTTGACCCCGTCATCCAAGTGTCAGAGTGGGCGGACGAAAACCGCTTCCTCTCGCACAAGGTCGCGGCAGAGCCGGGCAAATGGCGTACCTCGCGGGTGCCGTACATCCGCGAGATTATGGATTGCCTGTCGGTCACGAGCGCCGTTCAAGACGTCGTATTCGTCGCAGGCACGCAGGTCGCCAAGAGCGAGACTGGATTGAACTGGCTTGGCTACTCGATCGACCGGGTTCCCGGCCCGTTTCTCGTCGTGCTGCCTACGCTGACGCTCGCGAAGCGCTGGAGCCGTCAGCGGCTGGCGGAGATGGTCGACAGCACCGACGCCATTCGCGCCAAGGCGGGCGAGAAGCGTTCCCGCGATAGCGCTAACACGATCCTCGAAAAGGAGTTCGAGGGCGATGCAATGGTGGTCGTGACGGGTGCCAACAGCGCGGTTGGGTTGCGCTCGATGCCAGCGCGGTATATCCACTTCGACGAAGTTGACGGCTACCCCAACGATGTCGACGGAGAGGGCGATCCGATCGGATTGGCGACGAACCGGCAGGACACGTTCGGGTTGCGTGCAAAGCGACTTTATACATCGACTCCGACCGAGAAAGACGCATCTGCCATCGAGTTTCTGTACCTGCAGAGCGATCGACGACGCTATTACGTGCGCTGTCCACACTGCGACGCCGAGCAACCGCTTGTATGGGAGGACGCGACCGGACGTCGGCTCATGCATTGGTCGGATGACGACCCATCAACAGCGGCATACATCTGCGCTGATTGCGGCGTGCTGATCGCGGAGCACCATAAGTTCGACATGCTCGCTGGGGGACGATGGATCGCGGAGACACCGGGGCCGAGCAAGGCGGCGGGATACTGGTTGAATTCACTGTACTCGCCGTGGGTGACGTGGCAGGCACTTGTGCGTGAGTTCCTCGAAGCCGAGAAAGCGGCGGTAAACGGCGACTACGCGAAGCTGAAGAAATTTCGCAACACTCGCCTTGCACTCACATGGGAACAACCGGGTGACCGCGTGAAGTCGCATACGTTGCTGGACCGCGCGAAGACCGAGACGTATCGCCTTGGCACCGTGCCGCCAGGTGCGCTTGTGTTGACCTCCGCGGTCGACGTCCAGCCTGACCGGCTCGAGTTGCTCATCGTTGCGTGGGGCGTTGGAGAGGAGGTGTGGATCGTCGATTACCGAGTCATCTACGGTGACACGAATGAAGACGAGCCGTGGGAGCAGATACGAGAGATCGTACGCACGCCGCTGCGCAACGCATGGGGACATGACCTGTACGTCCGGGCCTGTGCAGTTGATACGGGCTACAACGCCCAGCGTTGCTACGCATGGTTGCGCGAACACGCGCAGGAAGGGTTCTTCGGCGTCAAAGGTTTTGGAGACGAAAAACGACCGGTGCTCGGTAAGCGTAGTGCGCAGGACTTCAATTGGCGGGGCGTGAAGATCGATAACGGCGCGCACATGTATCCGATCGGCACGTTCGCTGCCAAGGAGCAGCTCGCGGGATGGTTGAGGCTTGAAGGGCGGGGAGCACATCGCGTTCACTTCTCGCCTGAGCTGGCCGGCGACTTCTTCGATCAGTTGACTGCTGAGCGGCTTGTTACGAAGTGGATTGGTGGCAAGGCGAAACGCGAATGGTGGAAGCCCAAGTCGGCGCGCAATGAGGTGCTCGACCTGATGGTCTACAACATGGCTGCCTCCTGGTTTGTCGGTCTGCCGCGCTGGAGAGCCATTCAATGGGAAACCCTGCAGGGAAATCTCGAACGTGACGATCTGTTCCGGCAAGTCGAAGCGAACACGCCTGAATCACCGGCGCATGGGGAGGAAAGCGGCGATGTGCCGACGGATGCTGTTGCGGGCGAGACGCCGTCCGAGGCGGTGCCTGCCGCGCCAGCGCATACGCCACCCGAACCAAGGCCAATGCTGCCCCCGCGAACTGTCCGCCAGCCTGTGCGGCGGGTTGGGCGTTCGTCGTATTTGAACCGTAAGTAGAGGAGTTTTCATGGCTTACACACGTGCTGACCTCGATCGCATTCAAGCCGCGATCGCAAAGGGCGAGCTGGAAGTGCAGTACGCCGATCGGCGCGTGCGCTATCGCTCGATTGCCGAGCTGCGCGAGGCGCGAACTGAGATCGTGCGTTCGCTCGACGGCGCGGCGGGGCGTCCGCGCATGTTCCGTCTGAGACACGCCGGCAAGGGGCTGCGATGAGTCGAGCGTATCCGACACTCTCCCAGCGGGGTTTCGTGGTGCCAACGCGGCTGAAGGCGGCCGCCTACGAGGCGGCGAGTACCGGCGGGGCGCGCGCAAAGTCGTGGCGGGCGTCGGGCGCGGGGCCGAATGCGGCGGCGGTTCAAAACTTGCCGCTGCTGCGCGCCCGCGCCCGCGACGCGATCAGGAACGACACCTGGGCTAAAGCAGCCATTGAGCGGCTCGTGTCGAATACGATCGGTACCGGCATCCAGGCGCATCCCCAACACCCTGACGAAGTCATCCGGAAACAGCAAAAGCAACTTTGGGAGGACAGTTCGCTGGAGATGGATCCCGACGGGCAAACCGATCTTCCGGGGCAGCAGACGTTGGCGGCCCGATCGTTCTTTAGCGATGGTGAAGTGCTGGTGCGGCGGCGCATGTGTCGTCCGCGTGATGGACTGGCGGTGCCGTTACAGATCGAGCTACTTGAAGGCGACATGTTGCCGATGGATAAGAGCGAGATCGTGCCGGGCGGGGAGATCGTCAATGGCGTGGAGTTCGACGAGGACGGCCGCCGGGTCGCGTATCACCTACTGAAGCGTCATCCCGGCGAGTATGGGCGCGCATCGATGTCCAACATGCAGACCGTTCGCGTGCCGGCCGACGAGATCGCACATGTGTTCCTCGCCCTGCGGCCCGGCCAGGTGCGCGGCGTGCCTCAACTGGCAACGGTGTTGTCGAGATTGCACTCGCTCGACAATTTCGACGACGCCGTGCTGTTTCGACAAGAGCTCAGCAATCTGTTCGCGGGCTTCGTCGTCAAGTCGAATCCGGAACCGGATCTTCCGGGCGATCCTATGACAGGTGCGCGGATGCAATACGACACGGACGGTTTTTCGCCGGTCGTGTCGCTCGAGCCGGGCAGCATGCAGGAGTTGGCTGCGGGAGAGGATGTGAAGTTTGCCGAACCGCCGGGCGCGGGCAACGACTATGCGCCGTTCATGCGCCAGCAGTTGATGGCCGCTGCGGCGTCGGTCGGCATGCCGTATGAGGTGCTGACCGGCGACCTGCGCGACGTGAGCGATCGCGTGCTGCGCGTGATCCTGAACGAGTTCCGCCGATCGGTCGAACAGATCCAGTGGAACGTATTTATCCACCAGTTCTGCCGCAAGGTCTGGCGCTGGTGGGTAGATGCGTGCGCGCTGTCGGGTGCGATGCCGATGCCGGACTACTACCGGAACCGGCGCGCGTATCTGCGCGTGCGGTGGGTGCCGCAAGGCTGGCCGTACATCCATCCCGTGCAGGACGTCACGGCGAAGCGCATGGAGATCCGGTCTGGGCTGGCGAGCCGGTCCGGTGCGGTGCTTTCGCGTGGGGACGATCCGGAGCAGGTCGACCGCGAGAACGCGGCCGATCTCGCGCGGGAGCGACAGCTCGGGATTCGATATGACACCCTCGATCCGCTCGACGGTACGGGTGACGCATTTAAAGGGGATGGCGAATGAAAGGGAAGAAACGTTGGTGGGACATCCGTGCACAAGCGAGCGCGGACGGTGGGAAGGTCGTCGAGATCCGGATCTACGGTGACATTGGATTTTGGGGCACCGACGCGGATCTGTTCGCATCGAAGCTCGACGAGGTAGCGGCGACGGCAACGTCGATCGTCGTCGCGATCAACTCGATGGGCGGCGACGTGTTCGACGCATTCACGATCTACAACGCGCTGCGGCGGCATGCCGGGAAGGTAACGGGCCGCGTCGACGGCGTTGCCGCGTCGGCCGCGTCGCTGATTTTGATGGCTTGCGACACGATCGTGATGCCGTCGAACGCCATGCTGATGATCCATAACCCGCATACGGTCGCGGCCGGCGAGGCCGAAGACTTCCGTCGTCTCGCGGATCTGCTCGACAGCACGGGGGCGAACATCCTCGCGGCGTACGTCCAGCGTAGCGGTCTGTCGGAAGACGATGTGCGCGCGATGATGAACGCGGAGACCTGGCTGACGGCATCGCAGGCGAAAGAGCAGGGGTTCTGCGACTCGATCGAGGAGCCGATCAGCATCGCCGCATACGCAGGCGCTGCGCGGCTCGCTGCGCGCTTCTCGGCAGTCCCGGCGGAGATTCGCGCGGTGCTGGAGAACGACGGCGAGGTGCCGCCTCCGGATCCGCCTCCGAATCCACCGGCCGATCCTGCACCGCCGCCGTCGGCGAAGCCGGACGTTACGGCGCTCGCTTCGCACGTGTATGCCGCATGCCGCGACGCGCGGATCGAACACTGCGCCGAGGGCATCGTGCTGGCGACGGGCCTGCGCGACCGCGCGACAGTCGACGCTGCGATCCGCAGCGCGCAGGACATCGCGGGCATCTGTCTGGCCGCGAGCCTAACCGAGCTGACGGCCGGCTTCGTCGCGGACGGCTTGACGCCCGATCAGGTTCGCGCACGGTTGTTCGAGCGCGTGACGGCGTCGCAGTCGAGCATCTCCAACCGTCCCGCACCGGGGGCACCCAACACGCCGCAGGTCGACGCGCGTGCGCCGCGTGCGGCATCCATTTACGCGGCTCGCAAGAGCGGCAAGTAACTTTGACGTAACCCGAGGAGGGGAATCACATGTCGAACGTGAAGCAACAGGGCGTGTTGCCGGCTGAATTTCTTGTGTCGGAGGGTAACGGGCAGATCTCCCGTGAGCGCATCGTCGTCAAAGCTGGCCCGGCGCTGCCGGCCGGCCAGGTGCTCGGCGTGACCGGCACCGGTGAATATGCGCCGTACCTGAACACGGCGAACGATGGTTCGGAAGTCGCAGCGGCGATCCTGTACGCGCCGTTGGCGGCGTCCGATGCGCCGCGTCCGGCGACGGGCATCGTGCGGCTTGCCGAAGTGGTCGGCGGCCTGCTCACCGGTCTGGACGCTGCTGGCCGTACCGATCTCGCCGAGCGCCACGTAATCATCCGCTGATCGCGGGTTCACGTCTTCGAAGGCCACGCAATGCGCGTGGCCTTTTTTGTATCCATTTCCTGTTGGAGGTTGTATGGCGGACATCGCCCTGTTTCAAGACGATGCGTTCTCGCTGTCGTCCCTGAGTGCGGCAATCAACGAGCAGCCGTATGTGCCGGGTCGTATCGGCACGCTCGGCCTGTTCGAGGAAGACGGCATCACGACGACGACGATCCAGATCGAGCGCGATGGCGATACGCTGTCGCTCGTCGGCGCAGGCGAGCGCGGCTCCCCGGCCGCCGTTGTTGCGGGCAGCAAGCGCAGCATGATCCCGTTCAATACGGTGCACCTGCCGCAGCGCAGCGTTATCAAAGCGGACGAGATCCAGAATCTGCGGGCGTTCGGTTCGGAAACCGAGCTGGAGGCGCTGCAGACCGTGGTGAATCGCCGCCTCGCGAAGATGCGCCGCCAGCTCGACGCGACGCACGAATTCCATCGCATCGGCGCGATCAAGGGGGCCATCCTCGATGCAGACGGAAAGACCGTGCTGATCAACCTGCTGACGCACTTCGGCATCGAGCAGACGGTGATCCCGTTCGAACTGGACGCGGCCGGCACGGAAATCCGTCAGAAGTGCCAGCTTGTGCAGGATGCGATCGAAGACGCGCTCGGCGCGACGACGTACACGGGGGTGCGCGTGCTCTGCGGCCGGACGTTCTGGAACAAGTTGATCGTCCTCAAGACCGTGAAGGAAACGTATCTCGCAACCGCGATGGCGGCGTCGCTGCGCGGCGACACGCGCGATGCGTTCGATATCGGCGGGTGCACGTTCGAACGCTATCGCGGCCGGGTCGGTGACGTGGGTTACGTCGCGGACAATGAGGCGCATGCGGTGCCCGAAGGGGTGCCGGATCTGTTCATCACGCGCTTCGCGCCGGCCGACTACGTCGAGGCGGTCAACACGACGGGTCTTCCGTACTACGCGAAGCAGGAACTGATGGACTTCGGCAAGGGCGTCGAGATCGAGGCGCAGTCGAACCCGATCCATCTGTGCACGCGCCCGAAGGCGATCGTCAAGCTGAAGGCCTGACATGGCGTTCCGGGATCTGATCGCGGACGTCGACTCGGCCGTGCTGCGCGACCTGGGCGATGCGGACATCACGATCGACGGCCAGCCCGTCGAAGGGATGTTCGCGTCGCCTTGGCTCGGGCCGGATCTCGGCAGCCAGCGCACGCAGCTGGTCGCGCCCGTGTTCCATCTGCGGGACCGTGACGCCGTCAACGTCCGACAGGGCAGCGTCCTTGTCGCGAGCGGCGAACGGTATCGCGTGCTCGAGGCAAAGCCGGACGGTACGGGCTGGACCGTCCTCATTCTCCAGTAGCGCATATGGACGACCTGAAAGTCGAGATCGACATCCGCGAGGTGACGGCGGCTCTTCATGGGCTGACTCCGACTGCGATGCAGGCCGCGTGGCGGCGCACGTTGCGCAAGACGGCAGCGTGGATCAAGAGCCAGACCGCGAAGGAAGTCGGGGCGGCGACGAAGATCCCGCAAAAGGTGATCCGACGCCGGCTCTACTTCTTCCTGCGGTCGGCCGACTCCGGCAAGGTGTGGCTGGGCCTGAACCCGATCGAGGCGCATCGCCTCGGCAACGCAATGAAGACGCGCAAGGGCATGCGCGTGGGGCGCCAGTCGTTCGAGGGTGCGTGGCGACAGTCGAAGCGCCAGCCGGAGGGGCCGATCTACGAGCGGACGGGCAGGGAACGGATGCCCTACCGCATGGTGACGGTCGCGTGGGAACAGACTGGCGATCCGGCATTCCGACGCGCGGCGAGGGCGTGCGAAGACAGGTTGTTGGTGATCCTCCGTCAGGAGGTGAACTACGAACTACTGAAGGCGATACGACGTGCTTGAAAACCTGAAGCAGCTACACGACGCGATCGAGCAGGGGCTGCGCACCAAGCTGCCGTCGATGAAGCGGATCGAGGCGTACCCGCGTCTCGGTCAGAAGATCGAAACGCCGTTGATCGCGGTCGAGCTGAGCGAATTTGAGCCCGGCCACGACGACGGAACGGGCGACGTGCCGCTAATCGCGCGCATGCAGGCGCGAGTCGTGTTCGATCCGATCGAGGAGGGCGCGGAGCTGGCGGTGCGCGAGGTGGCGGCCCGTGTCGCGATGGCGGTCCACATGCAGACGTGGGATTTACCGATCACACCCGGCAAGGTGGTGCAGGTCGCGGAAGATCCGTTTCGGCCGCAGCTCGATACCTACTGCGTGTGGCTGGTCGAATGGACGCACGAATTCGGGCTCGGCATGGAGCTGGACGAGATCCCGGACGGGCCAGCGATCCTGTGGGGTGTCGATCCGGACATCGGCCCCGGTAGCGAAGGGCGGTATTGGGATCCGGCTGACGGACAGGAGGCAGGCGCATGAGCGATTACGAGCTGGGCGAGATCGATCGGCGCATGGCGTGCATGGTGCAGCACGGAACCATCGAGGCAGTCAGCTACAGGCCGCCGATGTGCCGTGTGCGCATCGGCGACTGGATCAGCGACTGGATGCCGTGGAAGACGTCCGCGGCCGGCGCGGTGCGCTTCTGGCGTCCGCCGTCTGCTGGCGAGCAGGCGACGATGTTCGCGCCGTCAGGCGACCTGCCGGGCGCGTACGCGATTCCCGGCTATTACTCGGACCAGCACGGCGGCTCGGCGCGCAGCAGCCCGACTGAGACTGCATGGGACTACCCGGACGGTGCGTCCGCCGTGTACGACCACGAAAGCCACGAGTACCGGGTGGACGTGCCTGCCGGCGGTCGAATCGTGTTTCGCATCGGCGGCACCGAGCTGGAGCTGCGTGCAGACGGCGTCACGCTGCGCACGGAGCAGCTGCTCGGCGACATCCCGGATTCGACGTTCACCGGAAACACGACGACGGAGAAGCTGCTGACGTTCAACGGCGGGATGCAGGGCAAGGGCGGCGCTGCTGGCGGCCCGGCTGTCCAGGTGAACGGCGGTGCGCGCTATACGGGCGACGTCGAGATCGGCGGCAAGTCGTTCCTGCGGCATTCGCACAGGGAGCAGGGCGACGGCGCTCCGGTGTCGCCGCCGCTGTAGCGCATCCGTTCGCAAAGTTACTTGGCCCCGCTTCAGCGGGGCTTCGCTTTTGAGGGAGCCATTATGGGAAAAGATACTCCGCATGCTGTTGCTCGGTCTGTTCCGGTTGGAGCAACCTATCTCGACACGAAGTTTCGCAGCCGCGTGATCGTGTTTCCGGACGGCGAGGTGTTGCATGTCGTTGCTGGCGAGGCGATTGCAAAAACCGCAGCACATGTCGAATACCTCGACGCGCATCCGGACTTCAAGCGCCTCGAGGAACGCGGATGAGCAAGTCGGGATCGCTCGTCGGCATGGACCGTCGGACTGGAGCCCCGATCAGCGGCATCGTGCATCTGAAGCAGAGCCTTGGCGACATCCTCGGCACGCGTAAGGGGAGCCGCCGCGAGCGCCCCGACTATGGATCGGATATCCCACTCATGGTCGACCTTCCCATTTCGCGCGGGTGGGTATCTGCCGCACAGGCGGAAGCCGCGCGGGCGATTGGACGGTGGGAGCCGCGCATCAAGCTCGCGCAGGTCAAGGTGCTGTCGGTCGTCGAGGGGAAAGTGACCTTCGCGATTCGCGGCGAGTACGACGGCGCGGCAGTTGAAATCGAGGTACCCACATGACGATCATCGATCTCGCTTCACTGGACCCGCCCGATCTGGTCGACGTCCTCGACTTCGAGGCGGCGTACCAGATGAAGCTCGAATTTTTCAAATCGATCTATCCGGATTGGACCGCTGCGCTGGAGTCGGATCCGGTCGTGAAGCTGATCGAACTGGCGGCGTACGACGAGATCCGGGCCGCCGCGCGCGTGAACGATGCCGCGCGAGCGATGATGCTCGCGTTTTCGACGGGGCGGATCTGGAGCATCTGGCGGCGCTGCTCGACACTCAGCGGGCCGTCGCCGATCCGGGCGACCCGGATGCAGATCCGCCCATTGCGCCGCAGCTGGAGTCCGACGAACGGCTGAAGCTTCGCGCGCAGATGTCGATGGAGCGCGCGACTGTCGCAGGTCCATCGGCTTCGTATCGAGCCTTGGCGATGGGGGCGTCGGCCGATGTGCTCGACGTTGCGGTCGACCGGCCCGAGCCGGGGACGGTTCGACTCACGGTGATGTCTGGGAAGGGTGATGGTGTGCCGGACCCGGCGCTGTTGGATCTTGTGCGCGCGGCGGTAACGCCCGAGACGGTGCGCCCGCTCAACGATACGGTGCTGGTCGAGCCGGCCGTCAAGATCGAGTATTCGATCGCTGCGACGATCCATGTCGGTAGCGGGCCGGATCCGGACATTGTGCTGACCGCGCGACGCAAGGTGTTGGATCGGGTTGTCGCAAGGTCGCGGCGGCTGCGCGCCGGCATGCCGCGCTCGGCCATCGAGGGGGCGCTGCACGCGCCGGATAGCGGCGTGACGGGACTCGACCTCGCCGCGCCTCTTTCCAACGTCGTGTGCGGTCCCCGCGAGTTTGCACACTGCACGGCTATCCAGCTTGATGTGAAGGTCGACGATGCGTGAACCATTACTTCCGGCTAACCAGACACCGCTCGAGGCGGCACTGGCCAAGGTGCTGCGGCCGAGCGTCGACGTCGAGATTCTGCGCACGTTGTGGGACGCTGATCGTTGCCCGGTCGCATGGTTGCCCTGGCTCGCGTGGGCGCTCGCTGTCGATGGATGGGAGCTGGCCGAGTCGGAAGACGCGCGGCGGGCGCTGATCAAGGGATCGATGGCGTTGCACCGGAAGAAAGGCACCCCGTGGGCGGTGCGCGAGGTGATTCGTCGGCTCGGTTTCGGCGAGGTCACGATTATCGAAGGGCGTAGCGGTCGACTCCGCGACGGATCGATCATTCGAAACGGGGATCAACTGCACGGCAAGGCGAGCGCATGGGCTGAGTACATCGTGAAACTTGGTGCGCCGATCACGCGTGATCAGGCGGACAAGCTGTGGCAGGCGATCGAGCGCTATGCACCCGCGCGCAGCAAGCTCGCGGTGCTGGACTACACGGCCGTACCGATTCGCCATAACGGCGTCGCGCAACGTAACGGCCAGTACACAAGAGGGAGCATTGGAACATGACGAATCTCGTTGAATTCGACAAATGGGAAGACGGGGTTTATCAGCTTGAGACTTCGGATCCGGTGCAGGGCGGTCCGGAAGGCATTGATAACCTGCAGGCGAAGCAGTTGGCAAACCGGACGCGGTACCTGAAGAAGCAGGTCGAAGCGGGTCAAAGTAACTTGGATGTGCATACGAAGGCGCTCGACCCGCATCCACAATACGCAACGAAAGCGGATCTCGCTCAGAAGTTGGCCGATCTCGTCGACCAATCTCCCGAAGCGCTCAACACGTTGAAAGAGCTGGCGAACGCGATGGGAAACGATCCCAATTTCGCGACCACCGCCATGAACGAGGTCGCGAAGAAAGCGCCGATCGATTCGCCGACCTTCACGGGAACGCCGAAGGTGCCGATGCCGCCGCAGTTCGACAGTAGCGAAAAGGCGGCGTCGACTGCGTTTGTGCAGCGCGCGCTCGGCAACATGCAGGCCGGCGGACGAATCCAATCGGCGGCAAATGCCGTATTCTCGGCATCGAAAGCCGGCGGCTCCTATTCGCTTGAGGTTTCCTCAACGACTTACACGTTGCCGTCGCTCGCGTCGGTACAGCCCGGTGCGACGTTCGAATTTGTTGCGACAGTAAATGCCGCGACGATTTCGACATCTGGCGCGGACAAGATAATGACCGGATCGCTTGTTTCCGCGACGACGTGCATTCTCAATAACGGAGACACGGCACGTTTCGTTTCTGACGGAGCATTTTGGGTGCTGGTCGGTGGTTCGGCTGCGTTGCGTCTATCGCTCGGGGATTTCGGAAGCTCACTCGCCACAAATGGCTATCAGAAGCTGCCGAACGGCCTGATCATGCAGTGGGGTTACGCATCCGCAACGGTCGGAAGCATGTCAAACGGATGGGTGCAAAACAACGTTGTATGGACGTTTCCCATCGCTTTCCCGAACACCTGCTTTGCATGCACCGGCATCGTAACTCAAGGCGGATCGACCTCCCAATGGAGCGGTGCCGGTGTGTGGATTTCTGGCTTTACCAAAACCGCAGCGAGTGGCGCAGTCATGACCGCATATCAGCCCACCTCGGGGCCGGTCGCGATGTTTATTGCTATCGGGAGCTAAACATGGGGCAAAAGCAAGCGGGATTCGACGCGCACGGCAGCATCGTTGCCTTCTACGACACCGTCGACAGTCCGGCACCGCAGGGTGCGTGTGTCATCGAGATCAGCGACGAGCAATGGCTCGATCTCATCAATGCGCAGGCTACTGGCAAGCGCCTTGTCGTTGACAGCGCCGGGAAGCCTGCCGCACTCGATCCGCCGCCGCCGACGCGAGCCGAAATCGCGAGCATCAGACGCGCAGAGCGCGACTCGGCGCTCGGTGCGACCGACTGGCTTGTTGCGCGACATCAGGACGAAAAGTTACTTGGCAACGGGACGACGCTAACGGCCGACCAGTTCGTGATGCTGCTCGGGTATCGGCAGTCGCTGCGGGAATGCAGCGGAATGCCGAACTGGCCCGACATCACGTTTCCGTCGCCGCCGCCGTTCGTCAGCGAACCGGGTGTCGCGTCCGCGTGACATCCCTCGATCACACGCAATGCAGGGCCGCTCAAAACGAGCGGCCCTTTTACTTTGTGGCTTTCTCGGAGATCTGAATGGCTGCTACATCCTTCTATCACGGCGTGACGACCGTGCTGGTCGATACCGGCCCGCGCACGATTGCGGTGCCGTCGACGTCCGTCGTCGGTGTCGTCGACACATACACGCCCGGTGCGGGGTTCGTTGCGCCGAATGTGCCGGTGCGCATCACCAGCGAATACGACGCGGTCGCCGCGTTCGGCGAGACGAGCGCGATCACGCGCTCGATCCAAGGCATCTACAAGCAGAGCAAGACGGTGATGGTCGCCGTTGGCGTCGCTACCGATCCGGACGATGCCAAGCTGACGTCCGCGGTCATCGGCGGGGTGACGGCCGGCGGTGCGCGTACCGGCCTGCAGGCGCTGCTCGACGGCAAGTCGCTGTTCGACCTCAAGCCGCGCCTGCTGATTGCACCGGGTCATACGGCCAAGCAACCGGTCGCCACGGCGGCGGATTCGCTCGCGGCGAAGCTGCGAGCGATCGCGATCATCGACGGCCCGAACACGACCGACGAAGCCGCGATCGCGTACGCGAAGAACTTCGGCAGCAAGCGCCTGTACATGGTCGATCCCGGCGTGCGGTATTGGGACACGGCGGCGAACGCCGACGTCGACGCGCCGGCATCGGCCTACGCGGCCGGCCTGTTCTGTCAGACCGACGCGGCGATCGGTTTCTGGGCGTCGCCGTCGAACAAGGAGATCGTCGGGATCAGCGGCACGAAGCGCCCGATCGAGTTCCTCGACGGCGACGAGACGTGCCGGGCGAACCTGCTGAACAACTCGTTCATCACGACGATCATTCGCGACGGCGGCTATCGGCTGTGGGGCAACCGTACGCTGTCGGCCGATCCGAAGTGGTCGTTCGTGACGCGCGTTCGCACGCTCGACATCGTCATGGATGCGGTTCAAGCCGGTCACAAATGGGCGGTCGATCGCGGCATCACGGCGACGTACGTCAAGGACGTGACCGAGGGTCTGCAGGCGTTCATGCGTGATCTGCGCGCGCAGGGGGCGATCATCAATTTCGAGGTCTACCCCGATCCGAAACTCAACTCGGCGTCGCAGCTCGAGCAGGGCAAGGTGTACTGGAATATCCGGTTCACCGACGTTCCGCCGGCCGAAAACCCGATCTTCCGATTCGAGGTCACGAACCAGTGGCTGACGGAAGTTCTCGACACCCAATCGTAGGAGGTGAAACGTGGTCCCGGAAACACTGTACAACCTGAGCATGTACGTCGATGGTCGGGGTTTTTTGCAGCGTACGCCCGAAGTATCGCCGCCGAAGCTCAAGCTCAAGACGGAGGACTATCGCGCGGGCGGCATGGACGTGGCTGTCAAGATCGATCAAGGCATGGAGGCGTTGCAGGCATCGTTCACGATGTCCACGATCGAGCGCGACGTGCTGAAGTACTTCGGCGTGTCGGACGGTTCGGCGTTCAATGCAACTTTTCGCGGTGCGTTTCGCGACACCAAGGGCAAGACCAAGGCGGTGGCGCTCATCATGCGCGGCATGCTGTCCGAATACGATCCCGGCAGTTGGAAGCCCGGGGAGAAATCGGAAATCAAATACACGGCGGAACTGAGCTATTACAAGGCTGAGATCGATGGCGCAGTGATCCACGAAATCGACGCGTTCAACATGATCCGCGTGATCGACGGCGTCGACCAACTCGCGGAAGTGCGCAAAGCGCTCGGCATGTGACGCTGCCCGCATTGACGGACAAAGTTACTTTTCAACCATTGACGGGGCGGCCATGCGGTCGCCCCGTTTCATTTGAGGCACACGATGGAAACGACGAAGATCAAGCTGCTGTATCCGGTCAAATTCGACGGCGTCATTCGCGACGAGCTGGTGATGCGCCGACCGAAGGTGCGCGATGTGCGTACCGCCAGCAAGCAAGCGGGCGACGATGAAGAGCAACAGGAAATCATCCTGTTCGCGCTGCTCGCGGATGTGGCTCCCGACGACATGGAAGCGATGGACATGGCCGATTACGAGGCCATGCAGCGTGCGTATAGCTCCTTTCGATCCGCTCGTCCGGCTTCCAGTCGCGACCGTGAAGGCGCTGGCAAAACGGATGATGCGGGAGTTCAACGCGACGCCGCAGTCGGTTGACGACATGGCGCTCGACGATGTGGTGTGGTGGTTGACGGATTGAGCAGGAAGTGAGCGGAGGCCGACATGGCACGGGATATTGGACTGGGCATCGTGATCGGCGGTGCGGTGTCGGCGACGCTCGGCAGGGCGGTCGCTGACACAAGCTCGCGGATCGCAGGATTGCGCAGGGCTGCGGGCGAGCGCGGCATGTGGCAACGGCAGATCGGCGAGACCATCCGGCTGCAGGCCGAGTTTCGCCGGCTGCACATGGCCGGCGACAGCGCAGCCGAAGGGATCCGGCGCAGGCTGGAAACCAACCTCAACGCGTTGCGTGCGGCCGGGTTCGAGGTGGATCGGCTCGATCGCGCATACGCGCGACTCGGCCGCACGATTCGGGGGCTGGAACTGCGTGCGCGCGGCCATGAACGGTTTAACGCGGGTATGGAGGGCATGCGCAACGCGGCCGCCGACTCGGCGAAGCTTGGGGCGGCTGTCGCAATTCCGACCGTCGTGTCCGCGCAATATCAGGCGATCATCCGCGATATTGCGATCAAGGCGGGCATCGCGCGTACGGCGCAGGAAAGCGCGATGTCGGAACGGATCCGACGCGACGCGCTCGCAAACGGGATGAGGCGCAACGAGCTGGCCGATGCGGTGAATCAGATGGTCGCGGGCGGGATGGACGTCGACCGCGCGCTCAACTTCGGGCCGGCCGTCGCGAAGTTCTCGATCGGTCAGGGCGCGTCGAGCGTCGAGACCGCGCAGATGATTCAGGCGCTGCAGCAAAACGCCAACATCACCGACCCCAAGGCGATGATGAAGGCGCTCGAGGCAATCGCGTACCTCGGCAAGGAAGGCTCGTTCGAATCCGTCGACATGGCCCGGTGGTTTCCGGTGCTGTTGGCGGAAATGAAGAAGCTCGGGATCACGGGGCAGGATTCCGTGACACAGCTCGGCGCGATGCTGCAGGTCCAGATGAAGACGGCCGGCAACGCCGACGAGGCGGCGAACAATCTGAAGAACTGGCTTTCGAAGATCGGTTCGGGGGAGACCGAGAACAACTACAAGAAAGTCGGCGTCGACTACCAGGCGAAGATGAAGGAGGCGATCAACAAGGGTTGGTCGACGATGGAAGCCTCGTTCGTGCTCGCGCGCGCGTACATCGAGCGTGTCGATCCGGCGAAGGCAAAGCAACTTGCGGTTGCCGCGAAGCAGATCAATGCGGAGCTGGATCCGGCGAAGCGGCAGGCTCAGATGCGCGCTTTCGAAGAGACGATGAAGACCGGCGACCTGTTCACCGACATGCAGGTCAAGGCAGCGCTGACCGCCTACATGCAGAACGTCGATCTGTATCAAAAGATGAAGCGCAACGGGGCGCAGGCCAGCGGCGAGATCGAGAAGGATCTCGCGGATCGTCGCGCAACGTCGAAACAGATCTGGAGCGAGGTGCTGCAGCAGTGGGACGACGCGATGCGCAGCATTGGCGACTCATTGCGGCCGATCACGGACCTCGTCGGCAAGGGGGCAATAAAGGCGGGCAAGGCGGTGCACGACGCGTCGGATTCGTCGCCGAAAGCTGCTGCGGCGGTGGCGGGTGTCATTGGCACCGCAGTTGCGTATCGCGGAGCACGTGCGACGTGGAACATCGGTCGCGGGTTGTTCGACATGGCGCGTGGGCGCTGGCTCTCGAGGGGCGCTAGGGTGCGGCCCGGCGGTGGCGGAGCGGGCGGCGGAGGTGGCGGTCCGGGTTTCGATCCGTTGGGCGGGGCGGGCGGAGGCGTCCAGCGCGTGTTTGTCGTCAACTTCCCGGGTGGCGGAGGGGGCGGCCCCGGTGGCGGTCCGGGAGATTTTGGCGGTGGCGGTCCGGGAGGTGGTCCTGGGGGCGGGCCGCCGGGTCCTCCTCCGCCTCCTCCTCGCGGCCGGTGGGGGCGCGCACTCGCGACGCTACGTCGCGTCGCCGGACGCATTGCTCCGTACGCCGGGAAGATCGCGATTGCCGCCACCCTGCTGAAGATCGGACTTGCCGCGAAGAACGCGTATGCGGTTGCGCAGGGCGACGACACGACCGCACACAAGGTCGAGGGGTACGCGGGCATCGGTGGCAGTCTGGCCGGCGGCTTTGCCGGTGCGAAGGCTGGGGGCGCACTCGGGGCAGTTGTTGGCGGGCCGATCGGCGCAGCGGTCGGGGGCGTTGTGGGCGGCGCAATCGGCACGTTTGCCGGTCAAAAGCTATTTGCCACCCTCGCACGGTTGACGATGGGGAAGAAGGACGAGGAGAGCGACGCTGCCAAGGCTGCAGCGAAGGCGGCAGCGAGCCCGGATTCGCCGCAGGCCCGGCCGTTCAAGGTGGAACAGCAGAATCAGTTCGCGCCGGTATTCAACGTCAAGGTTGAAGGCGTGGCCGACGGTCAGATCGCGGACAAGCTGCTCGCGCAGCTCAATCCGCAGCTCCAGCGAGCCATGGCGCAATCGCTCGAGAAGAACAACCGGTCGGCGATGTTCGACGCGCCGCATTTGTAAGGGGAGATCGCATGGATTTTGTTTCGAGCGTCACGCAGGCGGCCACGCAGGCGAGCATCGCGTCCGAGCGCGTGCGACAGGTGGTCCGCGTGTTTGACCGGAACCGTGCAGCGAGTCAGAACACCGTCGACGTATTGACGAAGCTGGCGACCGGGAACCTCACGTCGGCGGCCGAGCTGCTGTCAGGCGCGACCAGCTTGCTGTCGGTGGCCGGCGACCTGAGTCCGAAAATCGGTACGGTGCTGCGCAGTTTTTCGGCGACGGGCGCGGCCGTCAACAGCGTGCTGAAGATGGTCGGTGCGACGAATCACCCGCTGATCCGGTCGGCCGCGCAGAGCGTCATGGGGGCGTTGACCGGCGCGAAGACGCAGTTCACTGCGTTGGTCGGCGAGAAGACGATGGGGGCGCTGAAGACGTTCGCGCAGACGACCGGCCTCGGCTCGGTTCTCTCCGGCTTGTTCGATAGCGCCACGTCTTCTACCCCTCATCTGCTGACGCTGTCGGTGGATGACGGCGTCTCGTTCCATTTCGGCGTGTCGACGGCGGCGTTCGACAAACTGCGGCGCTCGACCCGGTACAAGGTCGCGTCGCAAGAGCGCTTGAATCGCGAGGAGGCCGCGCAGGCCGTGAGCCAAGGGGGCGAAACGATCACGCTGTCCGGTGTCGTGTTTCCGGCGCTTGGCGCAGGATTCCGCCAGGTCGAAATGCTGCGCGCGATCGGCGCGAAGATGAAGCCCGTCCAGCTCACGGCCGGCACGGGCGACGTGCTCGGCCGCTGGTATCTGCAGGGCGTCGACGAAGAACAGGAGGTGATCATGTCGGATGGTGCGCCTCGCAAACAAACCTACAGCCTGGAGTTTGTCCGCTATGGCGAAGACGCTCAGAACCTCTGACGGGGACGTGCTCGACACGCTCTGCTACAAGCATTACGGGACGTTGTCGGGCACCGTCGAGGCGGTCTACGAGGCGAATCCGGGTCTGGCGCGGGAAGCGCAGCCGTTTAGATCCGGTGTGCTGATCGTGATGCCGGACCTCGAGGTGCCGCGCGACGAGCCGATCCAGTTGTGGTCGTGAGGGAGGGGCGATGCGAGCAGTTTTCCAGATCGTCGCGAACGGCGACGACATCACACGCATCATTCAGGACCGCGTGCTGCGGATCCAGACTACCGACAAACCCGGCCTCGAGGCGGACGATTGCGAGATCGAGCTGGACGACCGCGACGGCAAGGTGAGATTCCCGCCGAAGGGGGCAACGTTGAAGATCTCGCTCGGTTGGGAGGGGCAGGGGTTGTCGATGCTCGGCGAGTACGCGATCGACGAGATCGTGCTGCGCGGGCCGCCGGCGACGATCGTCATCCGCGGCAAGCCGGCGAACATGCGCGCGACTTCGAAAACGCATCGTTACGGCGGCTGGACGAACGTCAAGCTGGCCGACATCGTCGGGGACGTCGCGCGCCGCAACAAGTGGGCGGCCGCGTGTTCGGTCGACGCCGTCGTGCCGCGTGCCGATCAGTTCGGCGAGAGTGACCTGCACTTCATCACACGCATCGCGCGGCAGTACGGTGCGACGGCGACGGTGAAGGCGGGCAAGCTGATCGTGGGGCCGATCGGCGGCGGCAAGAGTGCGAGCGGCAAGACGCTGCCGTCGATCGAGCTGACGCCGGCGGATCTCGCCGATTACGAGATCACGTTTCCGGACCGTGCGAGCTTCGTCGCGGTGCGTGCGAAGGTGCACAACGCGAAGACCGGCAAGAAGATCGATCTCACGATCCCGAACCCGGATGCGCCGCCAGGTGCTGCTGCGGTTCATACCGAGCGCCATTCGTACGCCAGCCCGGAGGCCGCGAAGGCGGCCGCGAAATCCCGCCTCGAGAAGCTGAATCGGCATACGGCGAAGAGTGTGCTGCGCATGCGTGGCCGCACGGATATCGCGGCCGAGAAGACGGTGAAGCTGAAGGGCTTCAAGCAGGAGGCCGATGGCGAGTTTCTGGTCGAGTCGGTGAAGCACACGTACGCCGGCCGAAGTTGGGAGACGTCGGTCGATCTGAACGCCGGCAACAAGGGGAAGGCGAAAGCCGGTCACGGCAAGAAGCCGACAAAGAAGATCGACCTGGTCGTGCCGGCACCGCAGAAGTAGCACGCGTGTCGGTCGTTTTTAGCAGCCGCCTCGAGGCAACTCGGGCGGCTTTTCTTTTTTCAACGGGGGTGGGATGCAAGACCACGAGAAGACGATTCTGGAGCTGATCATCATGGGCGGACTGATTGGTATCGCGAAGGTGATGGTTGGTGGCGAGCAATTGACGTTTCGGCTCGTCGCCGGTCGGGCGATGTTGGGTTCGGCGACGTCGATGGTCGCCGGTATTGCGCTGCTGCAGATCCCGGATCTGCCGCCGATCGCGCTGCTCGGCCTCGGGAGCGCGCTCGGCATCATCGGATCGCAGTATCTCGAGGTGCTGCTGCGTCGTAACGCGAAGCGCCTGTTCGGGGAGAAGTGACGATGGCACGAATCGACATCGCCGCCGCTGGCGGCAAGAACCGTGTCGCGTTCCTCGACATGATCGCGGTGAGTGAAATCGGCTCCGCGCTGCTCGCGAGGTCGGACGACGGCTACAACGTGCTGGTGGGATCGACGGCGGGCCGGCCGCTGCTGTTTGCGAGCTATGCGGAGCATCCGAACGTGCTCAACCGGCAGATCCCGGTGCCGTCGACGGCGGCCGGCCGCTATCAGATCCTCAATCGCTGGTGGCGGATTTACCAGGCGCAGATGAAGCTACCGGACTTCGGTCCGGTCTCGCAGGATCGATACGCGCTGCAGCAGCTGCGCGAGCACGGTGCGCTGCCGCTGATCGACGCCGGGCGGTTTCGCGAGGCCGTCGCGAAGGTGTCGAACGTGTGGGCCAGTCTGCCAGGCGCCGGATATGGCCAGCACGAAAACCGGATCGAGCATCTGTTGGCCGCGTACCGCGCGGCCGGCGGGGAGGTCGTCACATGAACTGGTTCGATCCGCGTATCTGGCTGGTCGTGATCGCTGGCGTCGTCACCGGTTCGGCCGGCGGCTATTTCAAGGGGTATCGGGACGCCGACCAGTCCGCAACGGTCGCAGATCAGGTGCAGCAGATCGACGACCTGAAGGTCGAGCGTGATGAATTTCGCCGCCGATCGGCGGCACAACAGGAGATCGCAACCCATGCTGCGAAAGAACGTGATCAGGCGCGCGTTGATGCCGATGCTGCTGCTTCCGCTGCTGACGGCCTGCGCAGACAGGTCGCCGCGCTCGTCGCGGATGCTCGACGTACCCCCGCTTCGACCGGAGGCCCGTCAGCCGGCGACGCCCTCGATCTGCTTGCCGACGTGCTCGGCCGGGCTGATACGCGAGCGGGAGAGCTGGCAAAGATCGCTGACGAGCGACGCATCGCCGGCCAGCAGTGCGAACGCAGTTACGACGCGTTGACGGGCGAGATGCAAGTCGATCTGCCGCGATAGCGCGGCATGCGAGGCCGGACGGCCTCGAGAGAAACAGGGCGACCGGAGGGCGTGCGCGAACACGCTCGCCGGTCGCCTTTCCACTGATCGCGCCAGTGAATCGGCCAAGGCCCTGCTACCTACCGGTAGGCGGGCCGGATTCTACACCAAGTTTTAAAACGGCTTTCACAATGGCAAATCCGATTATTCCGTGGATCGGCGGCAAGCGCCGTCTTGCAGACCATCTCATCCCGCGCTTTCCGGCGCACGACTGCTATGTCGAAGTGTTTGCGGGTGGGGCGGCGCTGTACTTCTTGCGCCCCCCGGCTAAGGTCGAGGTGATCAACGACGTCAACGGCGAGCTGGTCAATCTGTACCGGGTCGTGCAGCACCACCTGGAGGAGTTCGTGCGGCAGTTCAAGTGGGCGCTGACGAGTCGGCAGGTGTTCGAGTGGCTCAAGCAGACGGTCCCGGAAACCCTCACCGATATCCAGCGCGCGGCGCGTTTTTATTACCTGCAGAAAAGTTGCTTTGGGGCGAAGCTGGAAGGCCAGTCATTCGGCACGGCGACAACAACGCCGCCCGGCCTGAATCTGTTGCGCCTCGAGGAGGAATTGTCAGCGGCCCACCTGCGGCTCGCGAACACGTTCGTGGAGCGTTTGGATTGGGCCGCGTGCATCGATCGTTACGATCGGCCGCACACGCTGTTCTATCTGGATCCGCCGTACTACGAGACGGAGGGGTATGGCGTGGCGTTTCCGTTTGCCGAATACGAGAAGATGGCCGTGCGGTTGCGTTCACTCAAGGGCCGGGCGATCGTGAGCCTGAACGATCACCCGGACATTCGGCGCGTATTCGACGGGTTTCACATCGAGACCGTGCCGATTCAGTACACGGTCGGAGGTGGGCGGGGCGTCGAGCGGAACGAGCTGATCATCTTCAGTTGGGATGACGCGGCGCAGCCCGTGGGACTGTTCTAACCGATGATGCCGGCGTGAGCGATCGCGCCGGCATCATGCCTACAGGTCAGCGAAGGCGGGCAGAAGATCCTGGTCGACGAGCCGGATCTCGATGCGGTTTGCCGTCTCGATGTGCTCGGGATTCTTCATAGAGAACGGGGCATCCGTTGTGCTGACGACCATTGTGCCGGTCTGCGTTTTGCCGGGCTCAGGGACTGGAACAATCGCACGCGCCTCCGGAACCTGCTGCTGTGTAATCACCGTCGGCAAGTAGATCATCCAGCCCACGCCCGGCTTGTCGTCGAATACCTGCTTCGCCGCGTAGCTCCTTGGAGAGACCGAAACGTAGGCAGGTTGAAATGCGGCGACCGTGGCGCTCACGATTCGTTGAACTGATGCGATGTTTCCGAGCACGGTGGGACTGGAGATTTTGATCTCGAACGAGTGCGGGACGGCATTGTCGCCGACGTGGCACGCGATCGTCGCGCCTTCTCCCTTATTCTGATTCCCGTTCCACAGGGCAACGTATGACCGCGACGGATCGTCTGCAAATTGATGCCTTAAGACGGCAAGCAGTGCGGTCGACGGTTGGCCGTCTTCAAACGCCGGGTAGAGTAGCGCTTCGTCCAAGGTATCTCCTTGAGCGAACCAAGTACTCAGCGTCGAGTCGATTGCGCCCATCGTCGACGTGACGACGTGAATGCGTGACAGGATCTTCTCGAAGTCTGTCGGGGCCAGTGACTCGTCCCTGAACTGAAGGCTGATGTCCATCTTGTTCTCAGTTTACGGTTGTACGACAGAAAGAACCGAATTGCGTCTCAGGTCCTTGAGGAGGTACTCGCGTACCTCCGCTTCTTCAAAGTACCAGGTCAAGCGAGCCGGCGGGAACAGCTTTACTTTGCCGCCTTGTCGCTCAATATCGGAGACCATGCCCGGAAATCCTTTGAACCAAGAGAGCGGCTCCAGTTCGCCTTCGTCGTCACGTTGAAGGAACTGCGCATAGTGCGCCTTTGCCTCTTGCAGCATGCATTCTGCCGGTAGAAAACCGTCGAATGCGATGCCCTCCCATACCCATTCCTCGTTCCATTTACCCGCATTGCTATATGGCCGCCCGGTGATGCGACCTTGATACTCGCGCGAGTGGTCGGACATATGGTGCGTCTTGTTCTCCGCCTTGCCAGTTTCTTCCGGGGGGCACTTCTTGCATTTTTCTCCGGTGCGCGGGATGGCCTTGGCGTCGGTCTTTGCCTTGCTCTCGTCCTTCGGCGTGTCGCTAGACAGACTTGCCGTTCCCGCCACTGCCGCCCCGCCCAATAAGGCTGCGCCAGAGCGCGCCAAGACCAGACGAAGCTCCAATGCCGCTGCTTCGATTATCGGTACCACCAATCCCGCCATTCAGAGATCCTCCGTTGTATTCCGGATGTTCGATGCGCCATTTGATGACGCGAAGGTAATCGTGAAAGCGTTCGTCGGCTGAGCGTCCGGGCCGAGTGAGCCACGCTCGCGTCGCGGGCTTCTCGGAGAAGCCGGGAGCGTACGCCTCGATCCGAAGAAACGCGGCGACGTTCTCGTCGGACTGGATGCCTAGCCGGTGGGCGGCGACGTACGCGTTCCAGAGGCGCGTCGGCAGCGTGCCGTCGTCGGCCAGCTTCGGGTCCGCTTTGATAAGGTCCAGCCTGACGCGATCGACGTATCCGCGGGCGTCGATCTCGGCGAGCCCGGCGACCTGTTCGCTTGTCAGCTCAAGCATGCGGATGCACTCCCTTCAATTTCCCATTCACTTCGACGAGCCAGTCGAATGTCGCGACGAAGAACTGCATGCGTTGCGTGAATTCCATCAGCGACGCCATGTCGGCCATGATGCGGGCGTCGTAGAACCGGAGGAGGGCGGTGCGACCATCCGGCAGGCGCACGTCGAGCCGGTTGCGCAGTTCGTCGGCGAGGGATTCGATTGGATATGCGCTGATCAGCCACGAGACGCCCGCGGAGCCGCTTGCCATGGTGGATAGCGTCTGGCGGATCGAGCCGGCCGCCCGCTCATAGTCAATTAGCCACGGCCCCGCATCCGCCAGCGACGCGTCCGGCGTGCCGTCGAACAGCGCGACGGTCGACTGCGATCGCTGAAGCGGCGAGGCGCCGGTTGCGTCGGCGTATAAGAGGCCGTCGACGAGGGCGTACAGGTGCACTTGCATGGTCAACTGCTGTTGACGCTTGATGAAGAATGCTTCGATCGAGGTGTCGGTCATGGGATTACCCGCGCGCGATCATCGTCGCGGCATTCTCGGCCGCAGCTTTCAGGCATTCGAGGCAGAGCGTGGGCGAGGGGGCAAGTGCCGCTGCGGTAGCTGCTGCGGCCGAAACTGCGCCGCCAGTCGTCGCTTCGCCAGATCCGACGTCGTCGAGCGTGGCGGACGACTGCGAGGCGATAAGCGTCGCTCCGCAAGCGGTCTTCATGCCTTCGATGGCGGTTTCGCGCCCGTCGACGTTGTGCGGATATTTGCGCCCCGTGGCGGGCAGGATCGGAAAGACCCCCTTGCACTGCGGGCAAAGTACCTTGTGCCCGACGCCAGCAATGGGTTTCCCGTCAATGGTTGCAGTCGCGCTGCCCTCCAGCACGCGGCCGCCGTGCGTCGTCGTGTCGCCGACGCAGATCATGGCTCGGGCCATATGTTCTCTCGTAGGTGTGGTTTTCGTATGAATTTACCATTTCCGGGAGGGAGGCCAGCCCTTGGCTATCTCGCAGTCAGTCAACTATTGTCAATCGAAGCGAGCGCCGTCGATCATGCGGCGGAGCTGGTCGAGCGCGAACGAGTCGGGGTAGCCGTTCTTCTTCAATTCCAGCTCGGCCGCGCAGACCATTTTCTCCATGAGTCGCAACGCTCGGCGGACGTGCACGACTTCCAGCACGAAGCGCTGTTCGAGCGTAAGCGCACGCCTTTTCTTGAAGTCAGCGACGCTCCACGCATCGCGCAATTCCTCCCAGGTCAGGCGTTGAAACTCGGGTAACTTCGTTGCCTTGTCGGAGCCGGGATCTGGTTCTCCGGGGACGTCGTGGAGCCTGCATTTCATGGTTTCACGTGCGCGCCACTCGTCGGAGAAAGGCGCGATGGGCGCACGTGGGTTGCCCATTCGGCCGGCACGCGTGATCTCCCTGTCGATCTTGTTCGACAAGCGGCGCAGCGGTGCCGCGTACTTCAACTCGTCGGCCCGTTCGAGGTACGCGATCATGCGCGTAGCGTCGCCGGTGAGGGTGCCCATTTCGCGCAGCGTGAGTCGCAGGTGTAGCACTTCGAGAATCAGCCGGTGGACGTCGGCATACGTGCACGCGCGCCGCCACTGCGACATCGCATCGAACTGTGGTGGGTCGAATGGGGGCAGAATCATGACGCATGGAAAACACTGTATGAATGTACAGTTTAGCGCGGGGTAAGATGGGGCCGTCAAGTCTCAAAAATGGGGGCGGGCAGTGTGCACAAACTACAAAGCGCCAAACGAAGATCCGGGCATCAACGAGCTGAAGATCGGCATTGGTGATCTGTACCGCCGCGATCCGTGGGAGCCGGACGTGTACCCGGACTACGCAGCGCCGATCGCGTGGGCGGATGGAGATGCCCTTGGCGTCGTCAAGGCCGTTTTCGGGTCCTGGCCGAAGTTCATGCAGCCTGAGCGCGTCGACGACAATGGCAAGAAGCGGAGAAAGCTCGACACGGTCAACGCCCGTTCGGAAACAGTCAGAGAGTCCCGGCTGTACGGCAAGGCGTGGCGAGCTGGCCAGCGCTGCCTCATCCCGGCTCGCTGGATATACGAGCCGTGCTACGAGACGGGCCGGAATGTATGGCACCGGATTGGTCCCGCAGACTGGCAATCATATTGA